CCCAGATAGGTGGTTCAAATATAGGTGTTACGTTTAGTTCTGATGGAACTGGTATTGATGTAACTGGGGCAGGATCTGCTAATGTTGGATTTGATTTTGTATGGAATGATAGTCCGAGTACTTCTGGGCGAGCAGTTGGTAGTTTGACATTGTTAGATGAAACATTTACTCAGACTTCTTCTTATTCAGGTCAATGGAATGCAACTCTTACAGTTGTTGGTGGTGGATCTCAAGTTTCCTACTACATTAAGGATATATCTTTTGTTCAGAGTGCATCTGCATCCAATGAAACTAAAACTATTGAGGTAGAGGGTGGTGGATTACAAGGTAAAGTATATTCAAGTAGTTCTTTTTATACAGATAATATACGAGCTGAAAACAATGGTCAAAGGCTTTGCTTGAATGATAATAGTAATAGTAATGCTTACATGACATTCATGAGAAATGTACAGATCAATCGTACAGGTGGATTTACTGAGTATAATAATTTGGGATTTGAGGATCCCACAAATAGTCAAAATTATTTTTATCCTATTGTCAGAGCAATCGCTGAAGAGTATACTAGTGGTAGGTTTGGACGCACAGGTACCTTCCCAAACAGAGGCAGAGCACCTGATGAGAGTGGACTGGCGGGATGGGTTGGTTTCTACCTTAATGATGGTGGATCATTGAATGGTCCTGTTAACCCAATTCTTTTTGATAAACTTAAATTTGCAATCTTCACTGCATATGCAAATAATCCATTAGGAAATGAAGCAGATCTTGGAAATATAATATCTGTTGTTTATCCTCAACGTTGTACTGCTCATATAGATATTGGAACCATTGTTCCAGAAACTAATGCTATAATAGCTTCGTCTCTAGATTTAAGACCTTTCATAAAGAAAGGTAACTTAATCTGGACTACTAGAGATGCTACAGGGTACACATACAAAGAGGTTTAATGGACTTACCAAAAATTAAAAACGAAAATTTACCTAAAGAGTTGAAAGAGATTCTTGGTGATGGAGATGCTGAGTTTGAATCTATTGTAGATTTCATGGATGTTGTGGACACCTATATTGATCCTGAACAAGATCAGAAAGACCGTAAAAGAGTTGCTGATATGCTTATAGAGTCACGAAAAAAGTCACATGAGTACTTGAGACAGCAACGGTTGGGTAATCCGAACAGTTGACAGAAGTATAAGTTGATGTTATACTAAATAGTATCATACAAAGGACTCGAAACTATCGTAACCCTGTGTAGATGTTCATATAAATTTCCCATGTCGGGGAAATTATCATCCGCAGGGTTTCTTATTGCCCATGCGAGACACTTAAAAAACAATCATGTCAATTAAATCAACAATCGCTGCAGTAGCAGCATCACCTTTCCTCTTCGCTGGAGCCGCTTTTGCTGGTCCTTACGTGAACGTTGAAAGCAATCTTTCATACCCTGATGGAGAGTACTCTTCTGCAGCGACCGATGTCCATCTTGGATATGAAGGTACAGCAGGTGCTGAAGGTAAGATTGGTTACTACGTACAAGGTGGTCCATCACTAGTTCATAGTGAAGTAGGCGACGATACAGAAACTGAACTTTCTGGTAAGGTCGGTGCTTCTATTGCTCTTGCTGAAGCGACTTCTCTTTATGGAGAAATCTCTGGTGCTACTGCTGGCGAAGACGCTGACGGCGACACAATCCGTAACTGGGGTGCAAAAGCTGGACTTAAGTTCGTCTTCTAAATAGGACTGAGACACCGTTCGTGCGGTCTCTACACTAGTCGGAACACCCTTGGGATTCTTAAAGATTTTCTTTAAGAGTCCCATTTTTTTTCTATAAATGCTATGAATTTTGCTGTATACACTCGTAATGGATGCCCCTATTGTTCGAAGGTCAAAGCAGTTATTGCTGGTAAAGGATATAACTTTACTGAATATCGTTTAGATACACATTTTGATAGAGCAGGTTTCTATCAACAGTTTGGTACTGGTAGTACATTTCCTCAAGTTATCTTAGATGATACAGTTCTTGGTGGTTGTACGGAAACTGTTTTATATTTGAGAGAGAACAACTTGATTTAAACACTAAATAAAAATAGCTGCGGAGGAACCCTATGGAACCAATCATCATTGCACTGATTGTGTTATTTGTTATAGGAGCATTTATCCTTGGGGTAATTGTTTCTTGGTTAGCAAAAGGATATGTAGAAGATTACATAGAAAATGCAGCATATTCTAAATCAGTTGTACATCCTGAAATGTTTGACGAAGATGGTAACATGTTACATGATGAACTTATCTACATCAGACCAACAAATCCATACTGGAATTTTGAGGATGCAGACGAAGATGACTAATTAATGGAGTTAAATTATGCCAACTAACATGAATAGTAACCCTAGGTTACTTCTTAGTGAGATTTTGAGAAAAGTCTCCAATGCAAAGACGAAGAAGGAGAAGGTAACTCTTCTTCGCAAATATAACAGCACTGCTCTCAGACAGATGCTGATTATCAATTTTGATGAGAGTATTATTTCCATGATGCCAGAAGGAGATGTACCTTACACTCCTAATGATGCACCTCTAGGAACAGATCACTCTCGCCTTGAGCAAGAGTATCGTGGTCTCTATCGATTCTTTAAGGGTGGTGCTAAACTTCCTTCTTTAAAGAGAGAGTCTATGTTTGTTCAATTGCTAGAAGGATTATCTGGTGAGGAAGCAGAACTATTAGTTCTAGCAAAAGATGGAAGGGTGAATGAAAAATACAAACGCATTACTAAAGCAGTTGTTAGTGAAGCATTCCCTCAAATTGAGTGGGGAGGTAGAAGTTGAAAGGGGTACGAATCTATAAAGAAAAATGTACTGCTGAAGATGCAAATGATAAGTCTCTACCATATTCTGCCTATCTGGTTGAGTATAAGGTAGATAATGTATCATGCTTTGACATCGCACTTACAGGTAAGGCAACAGATCTTTTTGATTATTATTATGATCTCTATAAAAAAGACTTTGTAAAATTCACACAATCCGAAGGGAGAAGTAACCCTAAACTATGGAACGATCCAAACCAACCAAAACCTCCAAAGAAAGGCAGGAAAAAGTGACCATTTACTTTGATAAACGTGCCATAGAGGAACAAAAAAAGGAAGATGAGGAAGTAAAACAGGAAGAACTAGATAAGAAGGCAGAACAAGAAGCGAATGTAGAGAAGGGTAAAGAAGTTGTCAATGCAATTGGTAACTTATTTCTATCACCTTTAGCTCTTATGCTAGTATGGAATGCTTGTATACCAGGTCTCTTTGGATTAGCGACCCTAGGATACTGGTCTGCAATGGGATTGTATGTAATTTTTCGTATATTATTAAGGAATTTATGACTAAAGTATGTTTAATCTCTGTTACTCCTGATGCAGAGAAGACCATTGGATACATTGCTCGTGTAAGTAATCCTAATAACCAAGAGAACCCAAAGGTTTCAGGACTGTTGAAGTATTGTATCAAGCACGGTCATTGGTCTGTGTTTGAGCAAGCAACAATGACTTTGGAGATTCATACTACTCGTGCTATCGCTGCTCAAGTGTTGAGGCATAGGTCGTTTACATTTCAAGAATTTTCACAGAGATATGCTGACTCCTCTTTACTTGGAGATAGTATTCCTATGCCAGAATTACGTCGTCAAGATGATAAGAATAGACAGAATAGTATTGATGATATAGATCCATTTGTCAGACAGGACTACGAGTTAAAAATACAAAAGCATTTTACAGATGGAATGAATCTCTATAAAGAAATGCTTGCTTCAGGTATTGCAAAAGAATGTGCAAGAAATATATTGCCTCTTGCAGTACCAACAAAGATGTATATGACTGGTAACCTTCGTAACTGGATTCATTATATCGAATTGCGTTCTTCTAATGGCACTCAGAAGGAGCACAGAGACATTGCATTGCTTGTTAAAGATCATTTCACCTGTCAGTTCCCAATCATTGCTGAGGCACTTGGATGGTGTCCTGAGGAAGAGGATGAATGTCCTTGTCGCTATACTAATTGGGAGGATATCCAACCATGTTTAAGGATTGAGTGATCTAAATAGTTGGTTAGTACAAATGCATATTTAATTTTGAAGGATAAGAAAGCAGCGAAGAAGATTATAAAACTTGCAAAAAAGCACCCAGACTGGTATACTGAGGAGGAAGTTAAATATGCCAAACAATTTAGATGGCGTATTAAGCAAGAACAAAAACAACAAAAGGAGGAAACTTGAATGCCCACCTACCCTGTTCTAAATAAAAATAATGGAGAGAAGAAAGAACTCTCCATGTCAATGAGTGATTATGATCAGTGGCGTAAAGACAATCCCGACTGGGATAAAGACTGGAGTGCAGGTATAGGTGGTCATATGTATGGCAAACCTAAACCTGATGATGGTTTTAAAGAAGTCATGTCCAAAGTACAGAAAGCACACCCTCGATCAAACTTGAGTCGTTTCACCTAAATTATGGCAAGAGCACGAAAAAAAATTAATGGTAATGGTACTGCACCACTCCAACCTATGTCAAGGAAAATGATGAAGAGGAAGAAACCTATTGATTCATCTTACATGGTTCCTGTTAATCCACTAACTCCTAATCAGGAGATAGTGTTTGAACGGTATGCAGAAGGGCAGAACCTTCTTCTACATGGTGCAGCAGGTACAGGTAAAACTTTTATTACATTGTACCTTGCTTTGAAAGAAGTACTTGACGAGAGTACACCTTATGATAAGATATACATTGTCAGGTCTCTTGTACCTACAAGAGAGATTGGTTTCCTACCTGGTGACCATGAAGACAAGTCTGCACTATATCAGATACCATATAAAAATATGGTAAGATTTATGTTCAGTATGCCTGATGATAACTCTTTTCAAATGCTCTATGAAAATCTTCGTGCTCAAGAAACAATAAGTTTCTGGT